TTATTTCGATACCTCGCACATCAGCACGCCTTTCCCCGTCACATCGGCTTTCGAGACCGTGATGGATTTTCCCGTGTAGGTCTTCACGACGGAAGTCCCGGCAGAGTTCCACAGTTTCCATGTATAGGTATAAGCTGTCCCGCCCGTGTCGATTTCCTCACCGCCCCTGTATAACACGGCTTTGGCATCCACGTCATTGCCGTTGTTCTTGATGGTGAACCCCTTCTGGCTGACCAGATCAACCGTGATGGGGTCGGACATATCCGTGAAGGAGATGATGTCGCAGACGACCTTGTTCGCCGAGGCGTTGCCCGCCGAGGTGTCCGTATCCTTGATGGCGCACTTGAAGGTCTCGAAGTTGAGAACGGCATCTGCCGTAATCGTGATTTCGTTTGTCGTCCAGCCTGCCGTCACGCCCCGAGGATTGGTCGAGGTAAGGCATGCCCAGCCGGCACCCAGCATGGAGTTGTAGTAGGGACACGAAACGGCGGCTCCCGATGCGGCTGCGGCACTCAGTGCGGAGGTCAGCGTCACGACCTTCGTGGAGGCGTTGACTGCCGAAATGGTGTACTGTGCCGATCCTATGGTTATCCTGCCTCCCGCCTCCATGTTCATTACCGAAGCGACCGTTATGGTCGTGGCTCCGGCTGCCGCGGCAGCTGTCAGTGTCGTGCCCGCGAATACCGCCGAATCCTTGATGCCCCACGCGTAGGTGACGTTCGTCGTGTCGATAGAGGCTCCGCGCCACAGGTCGCAATGCGCCCTGAGCGTCGCCACCTCGTCGTTCTTGAATACGATGCCGTCGGGTGCATACGCCACGGCGGCGATCATCGCTCCGGCGTTCAGGTGCTGCGTGAACTGAATCTCCGCCCGGAACGGAATCTCCAGCCCGTTGGCGTCGATGTAAACCGCCTCGAAAGTATAACGCACTTGCGGAGCGGAAACGGTCATGTGGTTGGCTTTGACGGTAAGGGCATACTTGGCCGATGCCGCGCCGATGGTGCAGCTGTCCTGTCCGGAGACGATCGCCGTACCGTTCTTGTACCACTTGGCCGAGCCGCTCTTCACGCCTGCCGTAAGCGTCGCGGCATTGCCTACCGAGGTGATCTGGTCGGTCGCCGCCTGACCGCTGACGAAGAGCGAAGGGGTAAGTACCAGATAGGGAGAAGCCGCCCACGAAGGGGCATAGGCATTGTTGTCTCTGTTGTACACCTGTGTCAGGGGCTGCGAGGAGCCGATGAATGCCTGCAACGATACCGCGTCGTTCTGGTCGATGATGGTGACCTGCCCGCGGGCTACTTTTACTGCCATAATAGATTATCGGTTATTTGTTATTTCCACTTCGCAATCGAAAACGGCCTTGCGCCACACGTCCTCCCCTGTGATCTCTATTTCTCGCCCTTCATGCGGGAAGGAGTTCCAGCGGGCATCGCCCGCGCTGTCTGCGCTGGTGCGGTACCAGCGGAAAGCGCTGTCGGGTAGCTGCCCGGTAATCTCCTTGCCGCCCTTGTAAACCCGGGCGCTCAGGAGGGTCGAGACGATGCCGCTGCGGAAGGTTGTGCCGTTCTTCGATTCCACATATACAGTATAGGCGCTCTCCCCATCGGATAGTTTGAAGAGAGTGTGCGTCGCCGCATATTCTTCTCCGCCGGACGTTGCCGTATAGCGCAGGGTCAGCACCCCGCGCCCCTCCCAGCCGTGAAAATCGGGCGTGAGGCGAAACAGCGGGCCGTTGCACCCGGCATCCTTCCACATCCCGTCCGCAGCCTGATATTCCCAACGTCGTGCCGTCGGTTCGAAGTTATACTCCGTGGCGATGATGTCGATGGCGGCGGGTTCAGCCATGGCGGTCAGTTCATCGGCAAAATGGAATGCCGTGCCGCCTGTGAGCGAGACGGAACGGGGCTTCAGCTCTTTCTGCACCTCTTCATCGAGGTCTTCCCAGCGGATCGTCACATCGCGCAGCTCGATGGTGTCCTGCGACCATCTGAAACGCCCGCCGGCAAAATGTCCCGTACCGTCGGGATTGATGACAAAGGAGCCGTCGCGGGAGCTGATCGAGCCGTCCTCGTTCAGGCGGAGCAGCGGATGCTGGATCGTGCCGCCGATGCCGCCCTTCGAGAACCATGCCCCGTAATCCTCCGTATAGGACAATACTTCGTCGGTCGCCTGATAGGGAGTTGCCGTCCTCCCGGCTTCCAGCTGCGGTGCCGTAAGCAGCAGAGAGACCGAAGAGGCAATCCCCAGCGTCATCTCCGGCGCATCGGAATCCCGCACGGGGAAGGCGGTCTTATAGCGGTGCCATTCCCCGCCCTCCGGAACGGGAATCTCCCCGATAAGGTGCTCGTCCTGATACAATCGGGCGGTTCCCGCCTCTTCGGACTTTATCCAGAGGGAGAAACAGTAATGGCTGCCGATACGTGCTTCGCGCCAGTCGGCACGCTGCACGACAAGACGGCTGTCGGACGTGACCTGCACGCACCTCCCGATTCCGACAGGAGTGGCGGCTTCGACCGCTACCGACCCGCTGAAAGCGCAGGAGAGGCTGTCGGGGATGACATTCTTGTGGATTCTGCCGACATAGAAGGTCGAGGAGAAGCCGTTCTCGTCTCCGGCAGTCAGCGTGCCGGCGATATTGACGTTACGCGTGGCATAGAGGTTCTGGAAGTAAGCCCCGTACCCGTCCAGCACGCCAAACACGGGGTCCGTGATGCCCGAGACCTTGCCGACGCGGGCTTTCGTCACCTCCGCACAGGCGGTGAGGGACGAGAGACGGATGATGTTCAGGTCGGCCACCTCGCACCAGTCGCCCTCCGCCGTCAGCAGCCCGGAGAGGTCCAGCCGGAAGCTGCGGACATATTGTTTCGGATACTCTACGGTCAGCACCCACAGCTTGTACTCCCACACATCCGATACGGCGACCGTATCCTCGGCGTCATATTTCTCCCCGTTCGTGTAGCCGAAAGAAAGGGGAACGCCCGGATGTTCTCCCGAAGCCCGAATCTTGAACGAGACGAGCAGCCGTTCGGGGTGTCCGACACTCTCTTCGAGCGTCTGTTTCAAGCCGAAAGGTGTACTGTCGAAGGGTTGTACTGTACGCGTCAGCCGTACGATACGCGAAGCCCCGTTATCCGCCGCCTTATACTCCGCCGCAAGGCAATCTCCGGATACGGTGTACTTACTCTTGTCGGGAACGTCCATGATGCCTCCCGCCATTTCGGGATAGCAGAGCGAGCGTTCCCTTGCCATGCCGTCGATAACGTCCATATAGGGAGCTTCACCGTCCGAAGCGGTCAGGTACAACGCCCCGCTGCGGGAGCTGTCGAACAGGCTGGTGACACGCACGAAATCCAGCAGTTCGCCGTTCTGCGGCTCGTCGCCGTCCAGCAGTGCCCCTATAAAATAGGGCGCCTCCTTGTCGCCGACCGTCTCCACGCCCGCTTCCAGTACGACCATAAGGGAATAGACGGCGCGGTCGCGCCCGGTATACTGCCTGCGGACGATATCCCCGGTCTGCAAGCCCTGTGTCTTGTTCGAATCGGGGTCGATGCGGATCTTATATGTCGAATAGCGGAATACGGACATCTCTTACAACTTTTCTACGGTGTCGCCCGAACAGCTGTCGCTCACCCATAGCGAGCCGTTGGCGGCGGAGATTTTCTTCACCTCGAACTCGTAGGCGCGGAACCGACGGCGGGCCACCACCTCGTCGAAGGTGGCGGTAACATTTCCTGTCGTGCGGTTCTGCCGGATGGCCCAGCCGTTGCCGGCAAAGCCCGAGGAGAAAAACTCCGAGGAGAGCGAGCCCGTAAAAAGGCTGTCTCCGTAGTGTTTGATCCCTCCAACGACGGCTTGCAGGCGCAGCTCCTCGGTAAAGTATAGCACGCTGTTCGCCAAACGGGTTGCGGAGCCGTCGATGCCGACATGTCCGGCGGCCTCCAACGGCACGCCGACCGTCACGAAATCCGCATCGGTGGTGAGGACGAACGATTCGGACTTACGGTTCTGCGGGGCGTAACGGCTTGTCGAGGGATAATGCCCGATAGCGGTCGCATGCGGGGCAAGTGTCTGTACGCCCTCTTCGACGTACTCCACGTCCGAGGTCAAGGATAAGGTCTCCCGGTCCCCCGTAATGAGGAATCCGTCGGCACCTCCCATGCGCAGCCGTTTGTGGAGGATGATTCCTTCGTCCGCAGCATCCGTCCGGTAGGTCGAGAGCAGGTCGGCACCGTAGTCGTGCCGCACGGTCAGTGAACCGGGGAAACAGGCGTGTCCGTACGGTGAGACGAGCAGGCAGTCCCCGTCGATATCCGAGAGACCCGAAAATAGCCGGATTCTGGGAGTGTCGTCGCTGCCTAAGAGCAAATCGCCGCCGATGCTGCCCAGTCGTATCCGGTTCTCTGTCTCGCGCACGAGTACGTCCTTGCCGTCAATGCGTATGCCGAATCCCTCACCGAAAGAGAGGTTCCCGCTCAAGGCGGCATCCTCGCCGGAAAAGGTCAGCAGCGTTCTTCCGCCGTCACCTAACCGTACACCGTGCAACGCGGACAACGCCCCGCCGAGCAGGACCTCCCCGGCTACGGCGAGGTCGCCCTGCACCGAACCATCGTGCATCGTCCAGTCCACCGTGGCAAGGTTCGCATTGCCCCGATGATACACGTCCTGCCCTGCGACCTGCAACAGCGTGGAAGAGATGAAGACCCCGCTTTCCCGCTCCCCGAACAGCCACTCGCCGGAACAGGAGACCGTTCCGGCAGTCATATCGAGATGCGAAGCGTCGAGCGTGGCGGTGGCACGCTCCGCATCGTATTTCAACACCTGCCGCTCTCCGAGATAGAGGCTGTCGCCGCCGAGCCGCAGGTTGCCGGTAATGCGGATGCCATGCTCTACGGCAGAGACGACACCTTCCGAATCCGTTTCTTCTGTCGAGTAGGTTTCCAGAATACGGGTGTTTCCGACACCCGCCTCGAAACCGTAGGCGGCACGCAGCATGCCCGTCATATCCCCGCCGGACTTCTTGAGGTAGTCCAGCAGCAAACCGCCCTCGCCGCTGCCGCCTTCACCCGTTACGGCTCCGGCGATGGCCGAGGCGAAGCCGTAGGCGGTATTCTTCAGGCGCACGCTCGTCTCGTCGCCCTCCTCGATGCCGTAAGGATTTTCCGCGCTCTTGCGTTCCTGGACATTGAAGAAGTTGTGATACAACTGCGAATAGATCGAGTAGCAAAGACTCGATCGGTCCAGTTGTCCGATATCGGGATGGAGTTGTACGCTCATTTCGTATAGCTGGTTTTGGAGAGGAATTTCTGGATACGGGAGGTCAGCGACGTGAAGTTGGGAATATTGATGGGCGACATCGTCCCCATCAGCGTCGGCGTCATGATCTTGCTGCACTCGGTCAGGAAGTCGAGCATCAGTTGCGCCAGTTCATTTCCCAGCACAAGCGGCTCGGTGGCGTTTTCGTCGCCGAGTGTCACCTTGCCGTCGGAAACGGCAACGGTCGTGGAGTTCACTTTCTGCACCACCTTGTCCGCCGTCTGCCTGACTTCCGACTTGTCCACGGTATGGGTGATGTTCTCCGCCCCGATGACCGTCGTCGCCTCCTTGTCCTTGTCATTCCTGACGGTGGTGGTAACGGCGGTCGCCGTATACCGGGTGGAGGTCGCATTGCCCGTAGGTTCCAGTTCGTCATAATCCGGAGAGGTGTCGGATTCCGCATCCAGCTCTTCGGTCTCGGTAACACCGATGGTGGTCTCCGTATGGGCATTGAGCCGGATGATGTCCACATGGGAGAAGTTCACCACATAAGCGTAGCGGGTAGCAGAGTCCATGAAGATGGTCACGTCGGAAAACAACGTGGGAACGAGCAGGAAGCCTCCTTCGTCGTTTACCGCTGCCGCGAGCAATACGCCCTTGTGGATGACAGGCTCCGCCGAGGCGGTCTCGTCGGGGTATTCCCCCACATCGACGGTGCCGCCGTACTCCGCAAACTCCCCGTCCGAGGGGTCGTTATGGATCTTGGCGACATAGCCGTGAACCATACGCGCAGTACCAACGCCCGACATGCCGCCCGGAGCCATCCCGATGCGCTCCATGCTGCGGCCGAGGGCGATCTTACGGATAGCCTCGCGGATAAGCAGCTGGTTGGATTTATCTGATGACATATGATTGTTTTGCAAAAGAATAGGCCCGCACGTCGGTTTATGGTCTAACCCCCGGTCAGAACTCCTGTGATGAAGTGAAACACGCAGCCGCGTTTCATGTTAATTATATGTTATTTGTAAACCCTTGCATGAGTTTTTGCTCGAAATACGCTACCTTTGAAGATACCGGCAGAATAAAAAAGAAATATTATATGAGAAGCCTGTTTATTATGGCGGCTGTTGCAGCAATGACGCTTGCCGCCTGCAAAGGACGGGGGACAAAACCCGCAGACGGTTCCGCGGCAGATACGGCCGCAGTTATCCCGGAGATTTCAATCACCGGACAATGGTATATAAGGAATGTCGTGCTGAACGACTCCCTGTATGCCCGCCCGTCGGAGATAGCCCCCGATGTGCGGCAGTATATCACGTTCAATGAAGACAGCACCGTCGGTATCAAGACAAACTGCAATGAAATGGGCGGACGTTACACGATAAAGGGCGATTCGCTCACGATAAGCGGTCTTTGCTGGACGTTGATGGCTTGCGACAACATGGATGTGGAGAGGCTGTTGCGAAAAATCCTTCCGGAAATTCGTACCTGCGAGATCGGGAATGACTCCATCCTGCGGCTCAATGCCGCCGCTTCCGGAGAATACGTTCTGCTGCGCAAGGCCACAGAGAAAAAATAAAAGCGTCGAAAGGGATAGACGCAATCGGCTTCTTAAAAAAACTGAAATTCCCTGATTCTCCATTTGTCCGGACAATTTTTCGTATTTTTGTAGCCGTTTATGAATCTGCAAATGAAAACGATGACTGATAATAATGATGTAAACCCCGACAATGAAGCGCATGGCTGTAATTGTCAGGAGGGAAGGTGCCTCTGCCGGGAGGAAGACGGGGAGTGCGAATGCCATTGTCACGGACAGGAGACCCCTTACCCGGAATTGCCCTGTGTGGAAGCAGACCCCGACGATTTCAATGACTGGGACTAATCCTTGGAGGACTTTATTTTGTACGGGATGCTCAATTTCTGCCTGTATCCCCCGACGCCGAATGTGGTCGTCACCTCTTCCACGAGATAGACGCCGTTCTTCGAGGGGTTGCGGTTGTCCATGAGTTCCACCTGCACGGCCGGCGTCAGCCCGAAATCCCCGAAGACGGTCACGCTGCCCGTGATGCCGTTCAGATTGTAGTTGCGGAAATACTCTGTCGTCTCCTCCACGAGCTGGTCGGAGGTGATGCCTATATGCGGCGACATGTACGGCACGATGGTATAGGTCGAAAGATCCACTTTGGTCTTCGTCGCGGCGCCTGTCGCCGTCGTATTGCCCGTCACTTTGTGCGTCTTCCTGGAGATCTGCGTGGCGTTCACCGTCTGGTACTGCCTGCTGCCGGCAACCGTCGGGTCGTATTCGGGATTGAGGCGTATGGTGACCTCGAAGAACTTCTCGTCGGTTCCGAGGGCTTTGCCCGTTACGGCAAGGAATTTCGGGTCGGTCTTCACGACTTTCAGGTCGCTCTGCGCCACATGCTCGTTGAAACGGATTTTGAACGGCCCCGTCGATTCGTCCTCGGGAAAGAGCGGCTGCGCCTTGCTCGATGAATAAGGGCGGCCGACGGCAATCGACGGCATCGCACCCTCGTCCTCGGCATCGTATTTCAGGAAGCAGTAGACCTTGTATTTCGACCATTCGGAGAGGATGTCCGCCACGGTGAAATTGTCCGTAACCTTGACCTTGCCGATATGTATCTCGCATTTTTTCGTGTCGGAGTGTATCTTGAATCCCGTATCCTTCAATATGTCGTATTTCCCTTCCAGCACCTCGTTCACGGTAGTCCCCTTTGCCGGCGTCTCGAAATGCGGAGCCGTTTTAAGTTTAAGTTTGTAGGCCATGTTCTCGCACTGTATTTCCAGCATGCTGTCGGAGTTGTAGCCGGTGATATAGCCGTCGAACATGTTTTTCATCACGCCGTTGTATCCGAGCTTGATGTTGATACGCTGTCCGACCTTGAAGGTCGTCTCATCGACCAGCCGCTGCGTGGTACGTTTCTCGATGATAACGCCGTCCTGCATGATTTCAGTCGTCAGGCGCGAGGCGTCCTTGCCTTCGAGCGTCACAGTCCCGATGATGGTGGACCGGCACACCGTCCCTTTGGGAAAGGTAACCTTTGCCGTGCCGATAAGTTTCTTGTAGCTCTCGTTGATTTCAAGGGTGTGCACCTCCGTGATCTCCACGCCGTCCGTTATCTTCATCGGATTCGCCGGATCAGCGTCTCCTATGGTAATCCGGCAACATAATACATCCATCATAGCCACGTGAATTTTAAGAGTGAGGCGGGGTCGATGACCTCTGTTCCGAACTTCACCCACTTGATCCATTTGTTCGTGTGCTTGATAGCCGTGTCGACCACCTCCTGGCCGGCGGATATCAGCTCCACAGCCTCCGAGGGCTCCACCGCCACGCACGTGAGCGTATAGGGCTGCACATTGCGGCAGTCCGTAGGCTGAAATGTATAACTCTGGATAATGAGTTGTGTGATGTTGAACTGGCGCAGCACGGTATTGTCGCAATCCACGACACCCTTGTACTGCACGAGCTTGATGAACTTCGACACCTCGGCTTCGGGGTACACATCGGGATATTTGGAGGTGATTTTACCGTTAATGGTTATTTCCAAGTCTCCGCCGGAGATGTACTCCTTACGGGTATAGTCCCGCCCCTGCACCTGCGTCAAAAGGATGTTGTTGCGGCTCGACACCTGTATCTGTGGCCCCAGATCGACGAATGTCACGAGACCGTACTTGCTGTTGGGCTCCACCTTGCACTCCTTGTTGTCGTAGTATTGCCCCTCCTTGGAGATGGAGAGTTCCAGATAGTCGGCGACGGTCCTTCCGACGATGGTATCCGTATAGTTCTTCTTCTGGGCGACAGCCTTCTGCTCGCTGATGAGTTGGTAGTATTGCCCCGTCTTGTTGGCGAGGCTGGACTGCGACTGCGTTTCCAGATATTTGTCCCTCACGCGCTGCTCCCAGTATTTCAGGTAGCGGGGATAGGAGCGCAGCAGACCGTATGCCGTCTGCGAGGCGACCTGTATGACAGCCCGTTTCAGCAGGTCGTGGTGCTTGGAGAAATAATGCACCTGCCCGTCTTCAAGCTCGGCAAGTCCCATGCCCAACGCCAAGCGTGTAGCATTGCTGATATAGCCTCCCAGCGTACCGTTATTGAGGATACCTCCGCTCAGCAGGGTCGAAGCCGCTATTTTAAGTAATCGTGACATAAGCGTTTAAGCGTTCCACGAGGCATCGAAGTCATGCACGACATCGATAAGCGCCTCGGCGAGTTGTTGTTTCAGGTTCTGTATCTCCTCCCGTTGTCCCGCCTCTGTTTTCAGCAGGTCAATGGTCTTCACGCTCAGCAGGCTGTCGATATTGACGATGACCTGCTTGGGTGCCGCCGACGAGAGCCGCCCCGTTCCGGAGTAGTTGCCGCCGGCTCCGCCGTCATCCGGCAGATGACTGTTGGTGATGGGATTCGTGGCAAAGGGGCGTGTGTCGTTCGAGTCCGGTTCGTTGCTGTACTGGTCCGGAGTGAATCCCGCTACGCGGAGAATGTTCTCCGCAGCCTCTGCCGAACCTCCGAATGTCTGCCGCAGCGAGGAGAAGAATTTGACGAGGGAGTTGTGGGCCAGCTTGCGGTCCGCAATGTTGTCCACACGCTGCGCGTCGGTGGCGTCCTTGCCCAATACACGCTGCACCCAGTGCCCGTCCTTGTCCTGCGAGAATCCCCATCCCGCAAGCTGCTCGAAATCGAAGCCGCCGCGGCGCATCAGCTCCTGAGCCTTGGCGGGACTGGAGATGGCATCCCGATAAAGTGTCGCCGCACGGATAATCTCCGGGACGGTCTTCTCGTTCATGTAACGGGCGTAGTCGTACGTCTGTGCCGCGACCGCTTCGGGTTTGTCTCCCAAATCCGTAGTGTAGATGATCTTCCCGTCCGCTACGCGCCACAGACTTTTGTCCAGTTCCTTGTCCTGTTGTCCGTAGCGTTCCTTTACCGTTTTCAGGAAAGCGTCCAGTTCCAGCACGGTACCCAACTTTCCGAACTCGGCATAGGCAGCGTTGATGCGGGTCTGGCTGTCCCGTTTGGCCAAGGTGATGAGCGCATTTCGGATATCTGCCTGACGCGCATCGTCATAGGAATACCCAGGGCTGTGGTAGACCCCTGAGTGGGAACTGGACATGGCCGCACCTCCTTCGGCAAGAAATGCCGTCCACCAATTGCCGGTGAATGCTCCGATCTTCTGACCCGACGCCTCCTCGATGCTTTTCCCCGCGACGACCTCTTCCACAGCCCGTTTGGTTTTCATGGCCATATTGTAGGTCTCGCTCAGAGAGGAATACAAAGCCTCGATGGAGGGATAGCGGTATTTGCGATTCTGCTCGATCTCCTCCAGCACGGCATCCTTCGCCTCCTTAACCTTCCAAGTCTTATAAGCTACCCATCCCAAGACACCGACCAAAGCCGCGATGCCGGCTGTCGCCGCAACGGCTCCCGTACCTATGGCACTGAGCGAGGCGGCGGCACCGGTCAGGCCGCTACCGGTCGCCACCTGCGTAGCGAAGAGCGATTGCAGGACATTCTTCGCACCAATAGTCCCGCCGCCGGCCAGCAGGGCCTGCATCATCGCCCCGCGGCCTGTGACTCCCGCAGCCTGCATCGTCGAGACGATGGCCCGTTTCTGCGCGAAGGAGAGCTTGCCCGTGCCGCCCAATCCGATGAGCCCCTGCACGGCTTCTATCGTTCCTGCTGCGGCCGACTGCTTGCCGATGAACCCGACGGCGATGCCGATGTTGGTCAGGGCTCCGGCAACCTTGAACAATTTGGCCGCCACCACTCCGGTAAAGAGCATCGGCTCTATCCAGTGGAAGTTGCGCGTGACCCACGCGCCGATACTGCCGATGACCGTGAAGACATCGAGCAGGGCATTCCCGATCGCTACCAGTCCCCGCGTGAACTCCGGGGCCTTGAACCTTTCCAGCAGCGAGCGCAGGACACTGCGGATCGTTGGTTCGAGTATTTGGTACGCCTGCATGAAACTCTCCGTAAGCTGGGAGGTTACCTGCGCCCACAAACCCTTGGTCGTGTTCTGCTTGACGAGTGCCAGCTCCGAGGAGATACCCTGCGAACCCCGGTTGTGGGTCGTCAGGGAGCGCAGCTGGTCGTAGTTGCGCACGAGCATCATGGCCGCATTGCCGCCGATCTTGCCGAAGATGGCCTGCATATCTGCCATAGATGCCCCTTTGCGGTTTAGCTCCTCGAAGATGTCGGCGATGGGCCGCAGCTTCTCGACCATGACGCCTTCTATGTTGCGCTGCTCGGTGAACTTCACACCCAGACGGTCGAGGACTTTCTGGGACTCCTTGGTCGGCTTGGCGAAGCGTGTGGCCATGGCACGCAGCGACGTGCCGGCCAGCGTGCCTTTCAAACCCATGTTGCCCAGCAGGCCGATGGCAGCGGTCGCCTCCGTGAAGTCGACACCCGCCATACGCAGGTAGCCGGCAGCCATCTTGTAGGATTCGGCAACCTCGACGATATTGACGTTCGAGCGCGAGATGGTGGAGGCGATGATGTCCGCCACGCTGTCCATGCTCTCGTTGTTGATGTCGTAGCCGGCCATGATGTTGGTCGCCAGATCGGCGATGTACGACACGTCATTGTCGCCTATGAGCGCCAGGTTCGTAATCGGTCGTATGGACTTGTGGATGGTCTCGATATTCATGCCCGCCATCGAGAGGTACTTCACTGCTCCGGCAATCTCAACTGCCGTGAACTTCGTGTCGATGCCGATCTTGCGGACATGACGCGCCATCTCATCGAAGCGTGTCTCGAACGTTTTCAGATCGGCATCCGCCACCCGTAGGATGGAGTGTGCCGACTCCATGATATTGGAGTAGTCGATGGCTTTCGTCAGCTCCGAACGCACGAGGCTGTAGCCCATATAGGCGTTGAGCATCGAGGCGAAAGGAAGATTCCTGAGAGACGGGACTTTCGAATACTGGATGCGGTTGATGGCCGCACGGCGTTTGCTGCGGTAAAGCGTCCCGGCAGCGGTATGTTCACGCTGCATCAGTCGCACGGACTGCATGGCCGTGCGCCGTTCACGCTGCCGGGCGGCTCGCTCGGCTCGCTGCTGCTCGGCAATCTCCGCTTTGTAGCGTCTCTCTTCGGCCCGTTGTGCCGCCGCAGCCTCTTTGCGTCGGGCAGCTTCCGCCTGCCGTCGCAGGCGCTCCGCCTCGCGGGCGGCATTGCGGCGTCCCCGTTCCTCTTCCTGCTCCGCCATGCGAAGGCTGTTCCGCCGTTGCTGCACCGCATAGCGTTCCTCCTCCTGCGCCATGCGCTGCCGGTGCATCTGCTGGTCGGTATAGAGCCGCTCCATCAACTTCTGCCGGGACTTCTCGGGCATGACGAACGGCTGAGGGGCAAACGGAACGGGGACATCCGGCATGTATGAGAACGACGCACCGGTCGTCCCGCCGGAAATGCCCGCAGGAAGACCACCGCGTATGTTCAGACTGAAAGACGATGCGCTTTTGAGCTGCCCGAGCAGGGAGAGGACTTTTTGCAGACGACGTTCGGCCACATCGGTCTTGATATTGAGTTCCCGCCCTTGCGAGACGGACGTCAATGCCGAATTGATTTTACCGATGGCCTTGGTGATGCGTTTCTGTGCATCGGTCATCGTCGTGACGGACGAGGCGGCATTCCGTTCGACCTCCGCCTTGCGCATCTCGGCAGCCTTCTTTTCATAAAGGCTTTTGGCATTGGCCTTGATCCGCTTCGTGTCGAGAGCCGGTCCGGCATTGATGGTAAGGCTGATGCCCTTGGAAAGAGTGGAAATCTCGGCAAGGAGGTTCTTGACACGTTCCAGCTTGGCTTCGCTGTTCTTCGTGTCGATGGTCAGGCGATAGTCGAAGCTGCGTTTCTTGCCGTTCTTGGTACGGAACACACGGTCGATCTCGTCCATCATGTTCTTGATGTTCGTCACAGCCGGCGTGAGCGAGGCTTTCGCCTGCACAAGCTTGCCCACAGCATCCCCGAAGGCGATAACCTGCTTGGTGCCTTGCGAGGCATCGACATTGATGGTATAATTGACCTGATAGTTCTGTTCCTGAGCCATGGTATCTGCTGTTCGCTATAAAAGATTAGTGTTGCAAGGAGGGCGGAGATTAAAAAACAGCCGCCGTAAGTCGCAGGGGCTTACGGCGGTTATCGGGAAGTCTTTTCCGGCAGGGAGACCGGTATCGGCATACGGCTGACGAGCATCTGTTCGTGCAGCCACAACGCTTCCTCGGACAACATGGCGAACTCCTCGTCCGTGACAGTATCCAGGTTCACGCCGGGAAAGTAATGGCGCACGTAAATCATCCGCTGGCGGATGCGTTGCTCATCCGTAACGCGCCACCGGTCTATAAGTTTACCAGTACGCTCTGCCGGGTAGTGATGAGTTCCGAAAGCTGTCCCATCAACCCGAAGAGGAACAGCGACTCGTTATCCACGAGTTCCTTGTCCCCGTCCACGAAACAGTCGCGGGCAAGCGTACGCATGGCTGTCACCTCGTCTTTCTTCGACGCAGCCATGAATTTCGAGAACTGCGGGAAAGTAGGTTCCGCCATATAGGCCACATAAACCTCCTTCTCGCCGCAGTCCGTCTCCCCGAAGACTGCCATCGGGTAGATTTTGCGAAGCTTCTTCTCCTCTTTCAGTGTGAGGGCTTTCTCCTTGATCTTGGTTTCCTGTTCCAGTGTGAGCATCTTTTCGTCCATATCGATACGTGTTAAAAGTTCTCTTAAAGTGTAGGCAGGAAATATCGAGAAGGGTTAAGGTATCCGCCGGATTTTTGCACGTCATCGCAAAAATACAAGATGAAACACCGCAAAAACGACTGACAAAATGCCGCAAAAATACCTGGTTGATAATATCGTCTGTTCGGGCGATATATCCAGTATATAATGAAATTTCCATAATGGGAAGGCAGATAGCAGATTATGAGTTAATACATATACAGTCCTTATCACTATTTGCAAAAATAATCACGACAAATATTTGTTATATTGTGTTTTATCACTATATTTGCACAGTTTTCATGATGTATGAAAATTGAGCAGACATGGGAAAGGAAATAAATGTCATACTGGCTGACGAGAGATTGGAACTCCGTAAGATGGAGCGGTCTGAGTTAAAGGGTGTCTATACGGATGCCGTACTCAGTTTTAATTTCTATGCGACAAGTTATAAAGGATGCGAGTTTTTGCTCCTTGCACCGAAGAAGAAGGACAGATACACTCCGATGCAGTATTCCAATATCTCAAAAAGAATCGGCGGCACGCTTGGAAAGCCAGTCGCATTCCTGTTTGATGATCTGGTGTACTATGAACGTAACAGGATGCTTAGTCGTGGTGTCTATTTTATCGTATCTGACAAGTACGCCTTTCTTCCATTCCTTGTTATCAATGCACGCTCGGCAGAGGTGTCCGAGAGGTCATCATTGACCCCTGTGGCACAGTACATACTGTTCTATCATCTGCAGAGTATGTCGTTGGATGGCAAGACTTACAAGGATATCGAGAGATTCGTTCCGTATAAGTATATCACTATCTCACGCGCAATGAAGGTATTGGAGCAGTTCTCCCTGTGTGAGTTGAAAAGAGAATCCGGAGGTTCAATCACCGTTCATTTCCTGTCAGATGGCAAAGCGTTATGGGAGAAGGCCCGACCTTGCCTGATTAACCCTGTCAAGGAGATCTGGTACTGTGATGACATCCGCTCCGATGATGAATTGTGTGTATGCAGTTATAATGCTTTGGCACACTACACTAGTCTTAATCCCGACCATACGCTTATGTTCGCATTCGAGAAAGAGCCGTTCAAGAAGATGAAAAGCGACAATGTCTTCTACGGTCTTAACAAGATAGACGGAGCAGCTAAAATCGAGGTCTGGGAATATCCTCCAATAGGTTCCAAGAAGGTTGTGGACAAGTTATCGCTATATATGACATTGAAGGATGACGGCGATGCAAGAGTGGAAAATGAGGTTGAAATAATGATTGGCGAAATATGGTAACAGGACTTGACAAATTCAGAGAGGCATTCCTTAAATATGCCGACAACTATGTGATTATTGGAGGTACAGCCTGCGACATCGTGTTGCGGGATACAGACATGAAGCCTCGCGCCACAAGTGATATCGACATGATTGTCATAGTGGAGAATATGACACCGGAGTTTGCAGCGGCTTTCTGGAAATTTATTCGTGACGGCAAGTACAAGCCCACCAAGCGGGACAGGGAGACGGATGGTCAGACAGTCTACACACTTTATCGTTTTGAAGAAGCCCAAGCGGGATATCCTGTAAAGATAGAGCTGCTGTCACGCCACTCGGACATTCTCGGTGAACCGTCAGGGTTTGTGATTGAGCCGATCCCTGTTGACGAGGAGGTATCAAGTCTCTCTGCCATCATTATGGATGACGACTACTATAACTTCACCATCAAGAACAGTTTTGTGGACAATGGTCTTAAAGTGGCATCACCGCTTGCGCTTATTGTTCTTAAGATTAAAGCATACTTGAATCTGCTGGCGGAGAAAGAACAAGGACATCACGTGAACACGAAACATATCAAGAAACATCGCTCTGATGTGCTCAAATTGGTTGCCACAACGCCGTTGGGTGATCCGACTCCCGTAACCTCAGCTATTTTACAGAGTGTAACCGATTTCGTGACAAAGATAAGAGAGATGCTGCCAAATCAGGGGCTTGAAGCGGCTTTGGGACGCCCGTCGGAGGATATAGCAAGTTACATTGACATTCTTGAAGAGATGTTTATCGGCGAAGTAAAATGAAGATACAATACGCATCGGATCTGCACCTCGAGTTCGCGGAGAACAGCAGCTATCTGAAACAGAATCCATTGGAAGTGGCCGGCGATATACTTGTATTGGCCGGCGACATCGGCTATATCGGCGATGACAACTACTCCAAGCATCCGTTTTGGGACTGGGCGTCTAAGAACTACAGGCAGGTAGTAGTTATTCCCGGCAATCACGAGTTCTACAAGTTGTTCGACCTGGATAAACTCTACAACGGCTGGTCGTTGAATATTCGTGAGAATGTGACCTGCCATTATAATGCGGCTATTCCGTTGGGCGATGACATCGAGCTTATTGCCACAACCCTTTGGGCGCATATCCCATTGCAGGATGCTTTCAGAACGGAAGCCGTTATAAGTGACTTCCGCAGGATACGATATGGTGTAGAGCCGTTAGACTTTAACAGGTTCAATGATGAGCATTACCGTTGTTTCAAGTTTCTGAGAGAGTCCGTAAGCAGCAGCAAGGCGAAACACATTATTGTGGCAACTCACCATGTGCCATCATTCGAGTTGATGTCTCCCGAGTTCAAGGGCAGTGACTTGAATGGCGCTTTTACAGTTGAGTTGGGAGATTATATTGCTGCAAGTCCCATCGAATACTGGATATATGGACATTCACACAGAAACATCGATAAGGTCATCGGGAATACACAATGCATCAGCAACCAGTTGGGCTATGTTTTCAGTAATGAGCACAGTTCATTTGACAGAACAAAGCACATCGAGATTGTATAATAGATAGAATATGCTGGCATATCCCTTGACAATAAACGACACAACCTGGATACCATCATAGTTTCACCAACTTACCCTCTATACCGCAGCGTTCAAGCACTGCGGTATTTTCTTTGTCGAACGCAATCAGACAGGAAGGAGCCCCCGCCGTGCCACCCTGTTCACCCGTCGCATGATAGAAACTCAGTCTTCCTTTGATGAAAAGCATCGAATCGGCATTGGGAAATATCAGTTCGTGGAATAGTCGAGTATCCGTACGGGCAAAGGTCAGTGCGATAGCATTTCTATGCTCTGCGGAGCGCTTGATGAACTGCACGATGAGTGTCGTATCATACGGCGGGTTACAGAACACACGCCCGAACCACGGTTGCCGGAGTCCATCATTCTCTATGGTATAATGATGCGCCGCCGTATCCCACGGACGTTTCACGGGAGCGCAGGGGTCCAGATCGAACGACCCCAGCCGCCTCAGGATATGTGGCGGCGTGAGCCATTCGTTTTTTCCGGTTGAGGATTTTCCCTCAAAAGTTACGTCCATAAAACACCCTAAATAGTATCTCCCGAACCGATTTGTATATCGAACGGATTGAGGTCGAATTCGTGGGTGATATTCGTGTCATCTTGCTGACTTTCAAGGCAATCCTCCGTAAAAATACAGCCCTTGAGGGTCACTGTGGTGGTTGTCCAGTCGTCCGAAGCCATGGGGTTGGCGAAGGAGATGATCAGGTCGAATTCCCCGATTTCGAGCAGCGAGCCGTATACCGAGCGCAGCAGTTGCTGCGTGGCGTAGTCCATCGTAATCGATGCCGAGTAGGTGATGTTCCCGAACCCGCGACTGATGGGACGGCCGCCCATGCCGTAGTTGCTTTCCACCTTGCGTTTCTTCGACCACTTGATGGCCGACACGCCTTCGAGCGTGGTCGAACCCTCGTCGATGCCCAGTGCGGTCGAAGCAAGCGTTATCATCGACCACGAGTATGCCACATTATTGATTACTGCCATATTTCGGATTATTTAGCGGTTAGCGAAAGCCCCTCCTCGACGTAGATCTTCACGGCGACACCGACCGGCACGATGACGTAGGAGATGCGCAGCGTATCGTCCACCAGCACGTTCTGGTTGGCATCGATAGTCACGGCATATCCGGAAATCTCCTGCGCTGCTTGCATCTTGGCGAGAATATCGCCCACAAGCGTCTTGAAAGAGGTGATTTTCGACGGCGCGAGGAATCCCGTCGAGGGGTTGACCATCAGCGGCGAGTTCACGTACGGAAGCAGGGCTTCGCGCACGGCACGACGGCTCTTGTTTATCGTCCTATTGCGGGCAATGGTGCGGTAGTCTCCCGTCGAGCAGGTCTGATCCTTCGAGATGTAGATGCCGTTCTCGCGCCCGGCGTACTTGATGGGGAAAATGTAGCCCTTGTCGTCCAGCTCGTCGAGCAGTGACGGGGATAACGACTCATAACGGTTCAGGCTCAGAAAGTTCTCCTCTGCCTCGTCGAGATTGATATCTCCGAAGCCTAACTCTATCTCCTGAAAATGGTCCGTGAAGAGGTTGAACTGCTTCACCCACGCGATGGACTCGTGCACATTGGCTTTGGCAAGGGCTCCCATCACGGCTCCGAGGAATCCCACGGGTGTGTGGTTGCGGTTGCGCATCTGCATGAGCGAGACGGCCTCGTGGTGTGCCTGCCCGAAGATACAGCTGATACGGCTCGCCTCGCAGATGCACGAGGGAATGCGGTTCAGGTCGATCTGACGACCCTCGGTCGTGTCCGATCCCGTATTGGAGGGATTGGCCGAGAGGACGAGCGACAAGGGCTGGTTCTGTTCCGCCAGAGAAACGGCGACATCGTTCAGCCCTTTTACGAGATTCAGACCGTATTTTTCCGCTGCACCGCCCGCTTTCCACAGCGGCTGCTCGGTCCAGATACCGAGTTGCGAGATCATGCCTCCGGCGGCCCGCTGCATCACTTCGATCGCATTCCACGTGGCGGAACAGTCGGCAAACATCACGTAGAGTTTCCCCGTGCCGTTCACGTTACCCGACATGCGGAAGAACTCGCGGATATGGTAAGCCGGAATGCCGTGCAGGAAGTTCACGGTTGCCTCTTCCTCTTCGGTTGCCTCCACACGCTCGATGATGCCGAAATCGCTGACGGCGGACTTGAAGGAGGTGATGTAACACACATCGCCCAGCCTGAGTTTCGACTCGTTCGTCTTGCCGTAACCTTCGGTAAAGAGTTCCGGCTGCAACGACACGTCGAACAGCAGTCCCGTCACCTTCTCGCCCGAGGAGCCGGTGTCGTACGGGATATTGCCGTCCACGTCCCTGATAAATACATTTCCGAGTGCCATAGGCTATGATTTGTTTTTAAGTTCGTTGTAAAAGGGATTTTCGTACAGCACCGCCTCGCCCCGAATGGCGGCCGGCGTGTCCGGAGAGAAAGTTCCGCCATGCGCGTCGATGTACAGCGAGGGATAGGACGGGAACTTTTTCAGCAGGTCGAGCACATGAGCGTCCCGTGTCTGCGCTCCCGTATGATTCTCTTCCGCCGGTTTCTCCGGCTTTGACGGGGTCTTCGTCCCGGACCGATTCGACGCCGCTTCGGAGTGTACGGCGCCAGTTTCATCGGGTATATCGGCCGCAGCGGTTGCTTCATCTCGCAGGGTATCATCGGTTTCTGTCAGAGGCTTCTCCTCCGTATTGATTTTCTTTGCCATCGTTGTCGGAAAAAATTTGGGGAGCGGGGTTTCGACTCCGCTCCCCGGGTGAGACATTCAAATCAGATGAAAGGTGGAAATATCGGGTTATACGGTTTTCTTGTAGGCGGTATGTACGACGATTTCGCCAGGGCGGACGATGTTCACGTCCATCTTCATGCGCATCTGAAAAAAGAAGAGCTCGGAGTTGGCCTGCAGACGATCGATTTTCAGGACATCCGTGTCGTTGGCATAATCCACGCCCATCCAGAGGTTCGAGTCCATGCCCGTGGAGAACTCGCCCAGCACCATCGTATGCTCGGGAATACCCACGATGGGGAGGACGCGCTTGCCCTTAAAGCGGTACTTGTTCACCTCGGTATTCTCCGAGTACTTGACCTGCTTGTCCGAGATGTACTGGTCGTAGGCGTCCCACGCGTCCCAGCCGACGATGAAGACCAGCGAGCTCTTCTTGCGGATCTGTTTGGGGCACTTCTTCCACATGGCGTAGAGGGCCGCCTCGACCGCCGCACCGTCCGTCAGTTCGGTGGTGCCCGAGACCACGCACTGACCGCCGGCAATGATCTCTGCGTCCGTGGCGTTCACGTTATCGATGATTCGCTTGATCACGCCGTCAAAATACTTCTCACGGTTGGCACCGATCTTCGTGCAACCTGTGGGTTCCGTAATCTTGGCCACCGTCTCGCCACCCTTTGCCGCCGTCCAGATAGCGTTGCCGATATACTCGTTCTTCTTCTCGATCAGCAGGCGCAGCATCGTGGCCTGAATCTTCGGGTCGAGCTCGCGGAAGACGAGGTTGCCCTCGGGCTGCGCGAACTTCCAGTATTTCTCGTAGTCGCGGGGGTTGAACTCCACGTAAATCATGAAGTCCGAGGGTTCGAGGTAACGCTCCGTGAGCTGGTACTCGTTGAACCCTTCGTCCCCCTTGGCGCCGTGGATAGGCTGCGGGGTCGGAACGTTGTCCTGGATGACGTTCCCCAGCTTGATGGCCGGAAGCGTGTAGCGGTGCTGGATACCCGTCTTGATGTGGATAAGACCCTCGCGCACCGTGTCGTTGCCCTGAACGGTATAGGTCAGAAGGTCTTCCAGCACCTCGCCGGAATAACCGTTCTGAAGAAAGTTTACAGTATCTGCCATTGTCGAATGAGTTTACTTGTTTTGCAATGAATCTCAGCCGACGGGCGGACTGTCTTCCGCACGAGACACACGGTCTCCGGCATGTCAGTTTATAAAATTCGGGATGTCCCCGGAAGGATATGCTATCCGAGCTTGCGGAACTCGAAGTTCTTACCCACGACCTCCGTGACCTTCTCGGCCATCAGCTGCTCGGCAGTCTTGGCCGCCTCGGCTGCCGCCTGCACGTTCTTCGTGTCGGAGGCGATGGCCTGCGAGATCTTCTCCCGCGCGGGAATGGAGGAGAGCGTGCTCTCGGCAAGAGAGAAGTTCGAGGTCGCCATCTCGACCCACTGGACTTTCGACTCACGGTCGATCTTACCTTCGGTGATGGCATTCTCGACGAGCGTCTCGATGCGGGAGGTCTGCTCCTCCTGCTCCCTCTTTCGGTAAACGGAAAGCTGCGCCGTGGCTGCCGAAAGGTCTTTCTGGAGGTTCTGTATCGCGGCCTCCTTGCCGGCAATGACCGTCTGGGCGTCGCTGAGCGATTTCTCCAGCTCCTTATACTTGGGTTCCAGCGCCGCCAATTCCGAGATGCGGGCCATGACGTCCTTGACTTCCTTATCCTTCATGCCGAGCGAGGCGGCAATCGCACCGTACTCGAAACCTTGTGTCTTGTTTTCGTTTGCCATATCGTTTTCCGTTTGATTAAGAGTAGCCTCTGTCATTTCAAAAAGTTTATTTTCCGCCGAGACCCGGCTCATCAGCTCCTGAATGGCGGCAGTGTCGGTCATTGAGGCGACCTCGTCCCGAACCTTCTCGCGCAACTGCTTCGAGGTGCGTATGACATTCTCCGCTGGGATGATCCCCGCCCTGACGGCCGTCTGGGCATCGAAATAGGTCCCGTCCTTGCCCGCCTCCCCGTCCATGATGGCACGGATATGTTCGGCTTTGAGTCCGAAGCGCTTGCGGTAAATGGTTTCTATCTGTCTGGTGAATGCCTGTACCATATCGGAAGCCCCGTCTTCCGGGTCCTCGCCCGGCAACATCGGATTGTGGATCATCAGGATGGCGTAGTCGCGCATGAGCGAGCGGCGCCCGGCCGCCCAGATGATCGAGGCCATCGACGCCGCGACCCCCTCGATGATGCACTCCGTATCGACCTTGGCACCCGCAATGGTCGAATAGGTGGACATACCGTAGAGCACGCTGCCGCCCTCGGAGTTGATAAGCACGCGGATACACGAAGGACGGATGACATTTTCCAGGAAGTCGAACTCCTCATTGAAACGGGCCGTGCTCTCCTCCGTCACGCGCCCGAAGAAGCGGATGGCGGCAGGTTCTCCCGTCTTTGCCTCACCGACGACATATTGAAGCGTATTTATGTCCAT